GTCCTTGTATTCTCCTTGTATGAACTAACAAACACCCAACTTGATCCTAGAGTAGGCGCAAAGTCACCTGCTTCAAAATTTGCACTAACTTCATAGAATGATGGACTACAAGCCCCTGTTTCAACAGCGGTAGCAAGATAGGAGGCAAGCCTCTCCTGTCCGGTTGCGTTTGGGTGGAAGCCATCAGAACCAAGGAATCCGTCAGCATGAAGAATATAGTCTGATCCTGTCAGATACCGCCAATTCTTTCTCTGGATGTTATAAACAGATTTTGCAATCTTGAGCCTATTCTGTACAGTTGGATCATCCGTCCGATCTACTGACCATGCTACCATGGCAGAAAATACTTTTGCATTCGGAAATCTCACTTCTGCTGCTCCCATAAAAGCATTGATTCCATTTTCAATTTCTGAATAAGTTCCGAACTCATTAAATCCACCTACGACAAGGATCTGTTTTACATCCGCAGAAGCCGGTACAGAGTTTAATAGCATAAGAAATGAATTAGCAGCTGTTGAGAAAGATGCCCCACCATTTGCGGAGATTGTCACATCCTCAAGTCCGGTGTACTTGATAAAGTTACTAGTCCAAGGAGTAATATTGCCATCCGGAGTATAGCCAACGGTATAGCTATCTCCAATGATGATGGTTTTCCCGGAATGGTCAAAAAGTCCTTCCCTTTTTTGTAACTTTGTGATATCAGTCGTATTTGTTCCAACCTGTTCTTTTAATGGGTCAATCTGTTCGTTGATTACTTTTGTAGTGGCATCATTTACCACTTTTCCGATTTCTCCATCATCAAGACTTTTCTGGATGGCATCATCAATCATGGTTTGTGCAGTATCTTTAATATGCGTCCATTCCTCATGATCCTTGTCAGCCTGTTTGCCAACTTTAAGCAACCAGTCTAAGTTCATGTCCTGTGATCCGCTATGTGGGTATCTGAAAAACATAATTTATTCCTCCTTAATAAGTTAATAAAAGCAAGTCCTGTGCAAATAGTCCGGTGCAATAGTCAATAAAGCTTTGTTTTCGCAACTCAAGCTCCGACTGGATCATCTGTTGTGAAGTAGTTACGCCGATATTACCATGAATTCGCCCGGAGTGCTTATTCTGTCCTGTCTCTCTGCTTGTTTCACCCTTGCCATATTCAAACGTGTTTTTATTTTCACCGGAGATTTGCACCGTTGTGCTACCGCCGTACTCTGTAGTTGTTTTTTCGTTTGGGCTGTAGTTTGCTTCATTAAAAGCACTGACTTCATTTGTAGCTGTATCTGCCCCAGAGTTGGTCGTAGTGGTTCCCTGTTCAGCTTCTGCCCTGTTTACATCCTGCCCGGAACTTTGACTTGTTCGCGTCATATCCGGGCTATCTGTCCATTCTTCATGACGGTCATAGTTTTCAATCGGTTCATAATTTGTTAATTCTAACACGTTATAAACCTTGTCAATGCTACTTTTCCACTTCCTGCTCCAGGCAGGAATAGCACTCTCATGCATGAAATCCCAGTCCGGGTATAACGGTTCACAATCCCCATAGGACAGAAGCAAGCTATCAATAAAATTCTGCCTGTCTGCTGATTCTGGGAACTCCATCTTGTCAAACAGTGCGCTATTCCATTCATAAAGTCCTGCTATCGTAACCTTATAAAGTCCCATAACTTTTCACCTCCGCAGTTTCATAACTTCTGATCTTGATTGACAGATTCATCTCCGGATAAAGTCTGTTTGTCATGTCAACTCCTGCTTGCATTGTCTCAAGCCAGGTTGTTAACCGTGTCACGGATTCTGCATCATTCTTGCTTGTTTCAAGCACATTCAGACGTTCTTTTTTATCTGATCCGACGGACGGGATACCGACTTCTGTGTCGAACTGATCCAGAAGCTTTTCAAATACTTCAATCAGCTCCGGTGCAATAAAGTTTTGCTTCAGATCCTTGTTGAAGCTTTCCCATGCATCCTGTTTGCTTCCCTGTCTGTCCTCAGTTTTAATTGATACATCAAAAGCTTCAACTGGATTACCAGCTTGTATGCTATCATAGATTTTTTTCAATGTCTGAGCTGCTGCCTTATTTTTCGCAGCTATCAGAAATGCAAGCTTTGAATTAAAAACATTCATGTCAAAAGCACTTGCTACAAGTGCCAGTTTATAACTATAAAATCCAATAATATCTCCAATTCCACAGAAAGTTGGTCTGAGATAGATGACTGAGCAATCTTTTCCGATCTCCATGTCCTCCATGTCAATTGTAGCATTACTTGCATACGTGTGTATAGTAGCTGTGGTTGGCTTAAAGTAAATATTGTACCCTGTCAGCATTGGGTACTGTGCGATCATTCCATAAAGATCTGTCTTTGTGATGCAAATATACCCCCCAAAAAGCAGGCAATATTTGAAATAGTCAATGTCAATGTTTCCATTGTATGTTATATCAAGTATAGAACATACACGCTCGTAAAGCATCCGATCAAATGTATCAGTATATAAACTGTCAACTTTTATGCCGGATGGTTGGAAGTAATTAGTGCATATGTTGATTTTATCAAAATTAACCGGTGTCCACATGTTTTTTTTTCATTCCTCCCTTATTCAAAATAAAATCCCTCGTTTAAGTAACTATTCACTTGTTCTTGATCTCCCTCAAATCCTGCAATCTGGATTGATGCATCCCGGCACTTTAGAAACCCACTCAGTGCAGAAATGGTGCTTACAGTACCATCTACATAACCCTCACTTGCTCCATCTGGATCAAGACTTGTACAAGAATATGAATTGAACTCTAAAATCTGGTTATTTAATATGTTTGATATATTGCCAATAGTCCCTAGCATAGATACTTCCGGTGCGGTAATGCTTCTTCCTGTCTCTATTCCTGCGGAGATACCTTGTGCAATATTTCCTTGCAATCCAGCCCCAACAAGACTCACAGCTGAGGTAGTTAGTTGAGCTATGTTTGTGCTTGCATAACCTATTTGCACTGGAACCGAAAGCTGGAATTGATAAGTTGCAAAAACAACTTTTTTTGATTGTAAAAACACATTGCACAACCCACTTGTTCCATCAAACTGATACAATGCATTTACACTTTCATCTATTTTATAAGGGTTAAGTGCAACCACTCCAATAAAAGGAAGCTTTATAAAATAATTTGAAAATGAGGGACTATAGTATCTGAAATCAGTGATAGCATAAAGTGGATTATCAAAAGCAAAAGAATAAGAAAAATTCACAACTGTATCTTCATCAATTCTTTTTGCCATTACACCGCTGTCCCAAAAGCCTAGCTGTATTGTTTCAGTATTACTATTTTTAAAGGCAGCTTCAATAAAGGGAACCCATTTCAAATCAACTATATATTTAAAAGGATCAAACATTAACTTTGTAACGGCATCCGTTATTACGTCGGTAAAATTTGATTCTGTGTACATATAGTCAAGCAAATTGTTTAATTGATCGCCGTTTATATAGTAGGATGCTACGCCAGTTCTTGAAACTACTCGTATGATATAGTGCTGTGCGTATGTAGATGACATTATTTTTTCTTTGTGACTTACATTTCTTGTGGTTAGCACCCAATCATTTGTTGCTATATACATAGGATCATTGGCAAGCGTAGTTTGTTTACTGGATCTCTCAATAAAACATGTATAGTTGCTAATTTCTGTCCGGTAAGTAGCTAACACATCCTCACTCGCTGAGATCTCAACCATGTCATTATTCAGTGAAACTGTTGAGCTAATAAAATAGTAATGGTCAGCCCACTTCAAATAGTTGTATTGCAAAGCATTATCTAATGATAATTTTAGCTTAAATACCGGATTTTGAAAAGTTGTATTTGATTTTAAAAGACAGGGGACGGTTGTCCCCTGTCCTGTCGGTCTTTTGGTGCTGTTTTTTCGTTTGGAAAAATGATATAAAATAATTTCTGTCATTTTATATATACCTCGCCTTTTGATGTGATTGCGCATACCCAGCCAGATGGAATCCGTACCCACGTTGACCCAACTTCATCTTTTTTTATATCTTTTACCGTGACTGTGGTTCCTCTTTTCAAGCAACCATCTGAATAAGCATGTTTCATGCCATCCCTTGTCAGCTGTGCATACTCTTTGACCTGTCCCCAGATAGAATAGCGTACGTGTAAATGATCTACTATGGTAGTATAAGTGTTGCCTATTTCATAAGATGGACTTTTTTCATCCCATACCCTGCGGATGCAAGATAAGTCAGACCTACGACTTACAAGACTTTTGACTACTCCAACTCCTCGGCTCTCAATCATATAGCCATTGCCTATAAAAATAGCACAATGAGTTACCGGAGCGCCGAAAAAAAGAAAGTCACCTACTTTCTGCTCTCCAATTGGAATCTTTTCACCAAGCTTTGAGTAGCTGGAAGCAGTCAGTCTACCAACATTTGACCCCGCTTTTTTCTGGATCCAGTAAAGCAAGCCAGAACAGTCAAGTCCCTGTGTGGGGGTTGAACCACCCCATACATATCTCACTCCAAGTAATTCCTTTGCATTTTCGATAAGTTCGTTCGCTGTCATGTCTTTTCACCTCATTTTCCCAAGTGTTCAATAAGTGAGTTCATTTTTTCAACTGCAAGTGTATTGTTTTTTATAACCTCAGAAAGTGTATCAACTTCGTTTTTGTGTTCCTCGTTGAGCTTGTCAACTCGTGCGTTGGTTTGGTCATACATATACTTGACAAAGTATGCCATCACACAACAGCATACGATTGGAAAAGCATAGTTGCCAAGAATTGTCAAAAATGTATCCATCATTTCTATGTGACCTCCCTTGTTTCGATATAATCATCTACACTAACACTGTATGGCACAATGTCAGCCAGAACCGAAATTGTAATATTAGGAGATGACTCGATTGAGAAATCTGACAATTTTGGAAAGCCATAATAGCTTCTAAAATCAATATCAATGTTATTATTATTATTAAAGCTAGCGATTAATTCCCCTTTATATAATAAGTTTGAAGTTGATGCACCACTTGAATAGCATATTATTCTTCTAATTCCATCATCCCCTGTCAAACCACTAATGATTACGGAAGATGATGGAGGTATATAAAAATGAACCATATTATACTCCCTCCCCCAGTACATAAAGAATTGCATTGTGTGTGAAGTTGTTCCAAGCGTTAAAACGATAGTGGTCAAAGATATTGTAATAACCACCTGCTGCATTGAATGGCGTAGCTGCGGAATACATCCACTGGTTATTTACTCCCATTGCACGACGATCATATAAAAGACCAAGCACATAAGGAAGAGATACCGCTGTTGTTGCTTTTTTTGAAACTCCATCAGCATCAATGATGTTTGGGGTAATATTGATCGCAGGGCTGTCGAACTCCTGCCAGCCGTTTACCAACTCTTTGTCAGCGATTTTAAGCTGTTCATCAGAAAAGACTGTCGGGAATACCTGTGTTTCGCTGTCAATCCAGAAATCTGTGTACATAAGCAGTTTCTGGTTCTCTGGTCGAGTGAATCTCAAAATATCTTTTCCAGTCAGATTCATATGATATTTTGTTGTGCGATCCTGCATCTTCTTTGAATCTTTTTTAATCCTGGCAACCACAAAAGCCATGAAGTCTCTGTGATGTTCCGAACTTAAAAGCTGCTTTCTTGTAAGCTCTGTACCGTAGGCTGTGTTATATTCCTTAACAAGATCTACCTCATTTGTGCCAAGCGAGGAGATACCAGCCATGAAGTTAAGCACCGTCAGTCTGCGTTTTGCTTCATTTCTTGATTCAATGTCATTATAGTAAGCTGTCATATAGGAAGTTACAAACATAAGAAACTCTGCTTCGTTGGAAAAAGCCAATGCCAGCTGATCCCGGAAACGTGTTATATGAGATTGCAAAAGTTTTGAACCATAGAATTTCAACTCCACTAATTTTGGTGCATTAATTTTGTACATATCGACAGACTGACCATCGGCGAGCTGGTTTTCATTCAGATCTGTATTCCAATCCTGGGATGCTTCTGCATCCAATGGAAGTGAGATGATCTCACGGGTGATAGCTCCCCATCTCTCATTATTCTCGATGATAGAACGAAACACTCCGGATCTGTATTTTTCCATTTCAAAATAGGTTCGTCCACACCACTGACTGAGTGCTTTCAGTGTTGGTTCTACACCTGTCCGCAGCATGGTTTCACCAACAGCTACAAAAGAACTTGTATCTACTGCCTTGATATTCTCCCGTCCGGTAGCCATCTTGTACAGGTCATTAATGATCAAATATGCATCCTGTACGACTAAACTATTTGCCATTTTATTTCCCCCTTAATTCATAAGTTTCATAAGATCTTCTGCCACGTTATCCGAAGTGCGTGGAGCAGATCCAGTTTTTCCGGAAGCTGACAGGTTCCCAGCCTGTAACGTAGCAGTCAGAGTATTGATTGCTGTCAGCAGAGCTGTATTGGTTGCATCCTGTCCTGTCTGTGCTGTCAGATTCAGTGGAGTATTTGCAACCTGCTGCCCCAGATTCTGAATCTGTTCTGTACCCTGTGGGCTTGTGATCTGATTAAGCCCAGTCATGTTCTGAGCGTTCAGAATCCCAATGATCTCATTTTTTGAAAATCCAAGCTTTCCGAGTTCTAAAATTTCATTTACATTCATTTTCTTTTTCTCCTTTTCTGCCGGAATTGAAAATTAAAATAGGTCAACGCTTCTGGGTAATCACCCCATGGCATCCGCTTCCGGCGGTCGATGTAGCCACGTTGACCTATCTCTAATATATAATTTTTAAAATAGTTTGTCAATATAGAATTTTACAGAAATATTCTGATAGCTGATTCTATTTGTCAGACGATAGCTGTCAATCCAGCTATAAAAGCAGCGGAACTGATCCTTGCCATGCTGTGTGTCTTCAAATACGTCCCTGCAAGATCCAGAAACATGATCCGACACATACAAGTGCGCTTTTGACTTGTGTTCATAAATCGCAACTTTTCCGATCACACAAATAAGTTTGTATTGTCGGATATCTTCCGATCGGATAGCAGAAACGTCATCGTATGCAAATTCATTTGAGAGTGCCATCTTTGCAAAGTCACTATCTCCCAATAAAGCACGATACAAAGCAGTATATTTCTTCTTTTCTGAAATCGGGGAATCATTAATCAGAACTAAGATGATTCCTCTCTCTCTCAACATGGAAAACTCTTGCTTGTTCTTTTTCATTCGCTCCAAGACTGGAAGCAAACCAAAAGCCTGTACAATCGGGTTGTCCAGTGTGTTCGAATTGGAAGCAAGCCACCACCGGAACGGCTTCTTTCCCTGCAACTCCCTGTTTGCCGATATGGTCTCAACCGCATTCAGAAAAGCATCATCCTCCCCACTGATTGACTTAGCGATCTTCTCCGGGATGAACTCATCATAAATCCCCTCAGAGAAATCAGATCCAGAGAATCCACGGTTGTTATGCATGGATGTAAGGCAAAACGCTTCACCCCTATAAACTTGTTCATCTTCTGTTTGCTCCATGATCTTGATACGTCCGTATTCACCTCTGGGTTTTTCAAAATGAAAAAACTTGTTCATAACTTTATTGATATCCAGCCACGGATCAAACTCCGGAAGAAATACTTTTTTCAGTTGCTCTTTTGTACGTCTCATGTAGATGATCTTCTCATTTTTGGAAAAAAGATCATTAATGAAGTGTTGGAAAATTCCATATGTTTTTCCGGTTCTACGTGCGCCAATGATGAAAATGAAGTTAATTTCATTTTTATCGGCAAGCTGGACAATCCTTGGAACGTCCAACCAACCATTTTTATCGTAGATATTCATTATTGAAATACACCTCCGGAGGATGTAGGCTGTGAAGTCTGGTTGCATTCATTGTATTTTTTGATACAAGCATCCTGGAGAATCCCTGTCCATTCTTTATCAAGTGAATAGACTGAATTATAGTATTTTCCATCTTTTCCTTTTGTGCTTGGGAATGACAGGAAAAGCCCGTCTTTACCCTTAACCAGTGTTAACCCTTTAATTACAAGAGTCTTGTCCAGTTCCAGATCAACAAAAGCTTTTGTTTTTGAGTTTCCATTATAAGGTCTGCAATTAATTTTTACATTTGATTTTAACATGAAGTTTCTCTCCTTTGGTTAAATAATTCTATGTTAGGAACTTTTATGTCCCAATAAGACGGATAACCTTGTGTTACTATCCCACATTTTCCTGTGATTGAAAATGGGCAGGATTTACATTGTTCATTTTCCCTGCACACTTTAGAAATGATAGTAAGTGCTTTATAAGCATCATCCATAGACAGATTCATCTTGTTACCCCCTTATATCAATTCTAATGATTTTTCCAACCTTATAAGCTACGATACTAATTTCGTCATCCTCGTAAGTTACTCTTCGCAGGCTGCTTGTTCGCAATGTTTCATAAATTTCTGACATATCAATCACTTTTCTCACCTCCTTAATGTCTTAATGAATCCATCCACTCATTCAGACGAAACATATCATCTTCCCAAGTTTCCGGTTCACATATTAGATCTTCTAAATAGGAAAACATTACTTTTGCCACATAGATTTTCAAGTCATATAAATTATTAAACCCTTTCTTAAAATCTTCATTTGCTGAGTTTATTAATTTTTCAATTTTCTTTTTAATCTCAGCCACTTCAACAACTTTTTTCATGATTTACCTTCCCTTTAATCCACTAACAGTAACCATACTTGACAGCTTGCAAACATACAAACAAAAGTAACACAAGTCCAGAAAAGCGTTTCAATATCTTCTTTATTTTCTTTCCAGAATTTTTTCATGGTTTTTTCACCTCCTGTCTATATTGTAACTTATTTATGTTACAAAACTATTACAGATTTATAACATTTTATCCGTACACGGTATCTTCCATTTCAAACGGCAATGGTAATCCTGTTTCTTTATCGTATGGGATTGTATGATCTAATTCATATTCTGTATCTGTTAACCGGATGGCACAACCATATTCAATCTTGCTTCCATCAATATTCATTTCATTGATTCCGTCATGGAAAAGATACTCTGTTTTCATCTTCCATTTTGGATCCTGCCAATCATTCGCTCTGCGGTAGTTCCTGCGGAATGTCAAATCATTTTTGAAAATAAACCCTTTTCGAAAATTTGTTATATCATCATTCAAACAGTAAATACCATCTTTTGGAACTCCTGCGACCGTTAGATGCAAAGATGCATCTTTTTTCAGACGGTAACAATAGCGTTTGCTACCCATTGTAATAAACTCACTGTATATTCCGTCAAACTCAGCGATTCCAAGCCGGAAAATTTTTCCCTTATACTCTACTACACCGATATTTCTTTTTTCTGACATGTTAACTATAGATTGATTAAATGCATCCAGTTTATCATGATCCCAGTCTGCGCCTTTTACGGAATCTGTGTCAGAATATAACCACCTCCGGCAGCAGGAACCCAGCCGGAAAAGATAATCTTGTGCATACGCTGTGATCCATAGCCCCCACTGGTAGGGCATAAAGCTGTTCTTGTTCCGATAGAACTTTTCAAGCTCTTTTTCCCTGTCCTCTGGTTCTTTTGCTTCCCACTCTCCTGACTCCATAAGCTCTGTACATAAGATTTGAATGATTCTCTGAACCGTCATGCCGTACATGCCATTTAGCTCCCCCTTTGATATCATATAATTAGCTTCGTCCAAACCTTTAAGGATACATTTTTTAAAAAACAATTCCATCAAGTAATCAGTAAACCACTCCGGCAAGTAGTCTTTTGTAGCTCTCATTACTTTTGACACGTCAGCCCATTCATAATCATAGCTTGACAGGATTACTTCTAAATCTGGATCCGTAAATGGATAGATGACAAGATCAGCGTTGACGATCTTTCCGTTATCCAGATTATCATGAAACTGTTCTTTTTTGCTTTTGGCTTCTGGAAAAACACAAACTTTTGCTTTTGAAAAAGACAGCGGGGGCATAGGACAGTCTTTTTTCAGTCTCAGATTCTTTAATCTGATATAACCAGAAAAAGCATAATCATCTTTCAAATCCATAATGTCTTTTAATGTTATATTATTTGTATAACAAAAATTCGACATAGGAAACTTACAATAGCACATCCAGGCTATGTATGAGCTTGCAAAATCATAACATTCAACAGTCCCTTTTATTAATTGATTCACATAATACCTATTAGCATGCGTATAGCCACCATGATAGCAGTCAAGCATTTGATCGTATTGCTCCAACGTCAGAGCCATTTTCTCAAATTGCTTTCTCCATTTCTTGTCTTTTCTTGCTCTCCTGCGGGCGTTCGTCCGGATAAAGCCCGTATTGGTCAGCGGACAGTTCGCCACGTTAAATCCTCGCTGATCTATGTATTTGCGTAATGCCTTGCATAGACTGATTGTATCCGTACAGACATAGGCTATTTCTTTTGCTGTACGTGGACTTGCTGGCGTTCGGAATTTCTTATAGTCCCATGTTCCCACAGCTTTTTCAGTTGTTCCCATGTCTTTACAAAGCTTCTCAAGTGATCTTTGTGTCAAGATGAGACTATCACGGAACTCAATGCCTTGTCCTGTCCATTTCATAAAAATATATTTATGTGTCTTAGCAGCCAGTGATTTATCAGGATTCCCCCACTTTTGGAAAAAATGGTTACGAAGAAAAACATAGTCATATGGAAAGTTATGCACATAAAAGCGTACAAGGTGGCTATCGTCAGCATGTAAAGTTGTGCAAATCCTGTCGATCGTATCAATCAGATCAGAAACATGGTTGCCGTAAATACAACAATCATCCTCTATCGTGATTGTCCAATCCGTGACAAAGCCAATGTTTTTGTTAAGATAGACAAAAGTTTCCGTATCAACAGTTATTATTTTTTCATAGACACCTAGATAATGACCTGCATTGGATCTCCGGATAAAATCACCATTGAATAGTCGCATATAATCATAGTTTTTAAAATAAAGAATTGGATATCCTGCGACTACCATACTTTACCTCCCTTGCTATGGTCTATATTTCAAAGCTTCTGCTTCGTCAGAAAAACCTAGTTGTTTTGCTATCGTATCAGCTGCATCTGGATCAGTTCTCTCCCGGAATTTTTCCAGATCTTTTATGATCTCAGAAACCGTAGAATCATCCAGTTTATGACTGATGATTCTCATTGTCTGTTTACTGTCATAAAATCGTTGCATCCACTTCCATACCTCAGATTTAAAAAATAACTTCATTTCCTCTTTTGATTTGAAGTTAATTCCGTATTCAGTGCTGAGGGTTTTTTGACGTTGATCTATGATCTCATGCCAGCCCTGTACTGTGCTGCTTTTTTCTTTCAATATTTTTTGAATAGCTTTCACTTGAGTTCGTGGCAGACCTTTATATTTTTCATTTTCCAAGTTTTCCGGGATGGTTGATCTACCCGGAAAAAATCTTGCAAGTAGATCCTGGTAGTCTGCGTACGCTCCTCCAACCTCTGAATCAAAACCTTTTGCTTTTAATCTGCGCATACGCTGATTAAGACGTTTTGCAAGCTGTCTGCGTAGCTGTAAAGCTTCCAGCGTAGTAAGCATGTTCGGATTGACATTCAAACCTTTACTTGTTGTTGGAATTTTAGGATTCTTTGGCATGTGACAAAACTCCTCTCATATCATTATAGATCATCTTATATTCCCCAAATTTTACATAAGTAACTAACTCTGGTTTTTTTATGATTAAGTATAGATTTTCACAAACAATTCTTGCATCATTAATGATATCATATACATAAAAATCATTAACAATGCCATCCTTGCAAACGGAAATAAGAGACTTTGCACGATTGTACATTGTTTTTCGTGCAACTCTCCTTATGATGATCCTTATTTCTGGATAATTTAATTCTATTATGTCTGACCTATCAAGTTCCGGGGTTGATTTCATGAGAGTTACTACCGGGGCTTTTACCCCGGTATTAGTGTACTTAATTTTTTTGTATTTTGATTTCATTTAGTGTTCCTCCTGTTCTTCCTCTTTTAATCTCATAATCTCTTTAAATAACTCAATAG